GAAACATATCAATTCACTCAGATGCGAACGGAGACGGCGTTAAATGGGATCAAGCAAGCGGCATGTCTGTGTACACATCAAAGGGTCAGACAAAGTCTGATATCTTTGCGTCAATCGTCATAGACTCATTACAAGAGAACTTCCTATCTACCATTAAGTGGAGAACTGATAAGACTGACGGAGACGAGGACAAGGAGGAGAACTTCTACGTACTAAAGAACACGGACTGTCCAGCTATACTATGTGAGCTAGGTTTCCACACAAACGAGGCTGAGACAAGGCGTATGATGACGCTAGATTATAAGAACAAGATAGTTGACGCAATGGTTGCTTCAGCAATTAAATTTGATAAGTTATGAGTAAGAAGATCGCAGGAACTACTAGCATCGAGAAGACATACGTGTCAAGACCTGGCGTACATGCCAAGGCTAAGACTAGTAAGTTGAAGAGCAGTAAGAACTACAAGAAGATGAATGTAGGACAGGGTAAATAGTTTGTCCCAAATTTTCACTATATTTGTGACTAAATTAAATTAAAATGAAAAAATTAACTAAAGACGAACTAGAGAAGTTCACTAATGCTCGTACAGAGTATGCATCGCTTAGAAATAACTTGTGTGACATCACACTAGCTGAGGAGCGTCTAAAGACAGACAAGCAGACAACACTTATTAACATCTCGATGGCGTCGACCACGCTATCTGAAGTACATCAAGAGCTTCAGGATAAGTATGGCGACGGTAAGATCAATATGCAGACAGGAGAGGTGTCATGATAATCCGAAAGATATCAATCGGTAATGACCTACTGAACGCTATGCACTTCCAGGCTGGGAAACCAGCCATGGGTGGTGCGTCTACTATATCCGATATCATAAAGAATATAGACGGATCTATAGACGTGTTCATAAGTAGAAGTCCTGAAGGATTGGTTGAGATCGTCAAGTGGAAAACAATTGGGGCAACCGTCCCAGTAACAATCGAGTATAACTTAGAATTTTAAGATGCATTCACCGAACTACTTTATTATAAAACCTTATAATGGAGTTAGATACGACAACATCAAGAAGTTTGGAGACGTAGACTTTGTGATGTCCTCATCCGTTGAGGACCACACCGTAACCAATCGCTTTGCAGTTGTCCAGTCTACCCCAAGCTGGTACGAAGGTCCAATAATCCAAGGAGATGTCGTTGTGGTTCACCACAACACGTTCAGACTTTACTATGACATGGACGGAAGAGAGGCTAGCTCGTGGACGTTCTACAAGGACGATATATATCTAGTCGACATAGACCAGATGTATCTCTACAGAAGAGATGAGGGCCCGTGGACGGCTGTTGCTCCTTACGCGTTTGTTAAGCCACAGAAGAATGACGACACGTCAGCTGTGCTAACACACTACGTGGAGAAGAGTACGTTCGGTAATATTGTGTACCTTCCAGATGGAGAGAAGGAGTTAGAGGTCGGTATGGAGGTATCCTTCAAGCCAGGTTCTGAGTACGAGTTTAAGATTGACGGAGAGAAGTTGTACCGAATGAGAACTAGGAACATATGTCTGACGACCTAAGAAAACAAAGAGAGAGAATACTCACGGCTGGACAGAAGGCCGTTGAGGAACTAATAACGGTGCTGAGTAGTAAGATACTTACCGCTGGAGGAGACGACTCGGACCTATCGGCCGACAAGATGAAGAACGCGGCAGCAGCAAAGAGACTAGCCTTTGAGGATGCGCTGTCTATAAACGAACAGATAGAAAAGGAGAGAGCCAAGTTTGATGAGACGCTAGTCCCAGAGATAACTATGGGTAACAAAGGATTTGCGGAAGGAAGGGCAAATGGAAGAAAGTAAACATGCCCTATACAGAGTCTTAAAGGACCACGTAAATATAAACGCTATCACAAAGCGTAACTCAATGAAGTCCTGGAAGTATGGATACGATGAGGACTACGACGTCATCATAATATCTAGAGACGGGACGCTTGGAGAGGTATACGAGATAGATGGCCTTATCATAGGACTACCTAAGCTGCAAGAGAAACTAGATGCCGAGCCTAATAAATGGGTTGCGGCAGAGTATCCAAAAGAATTATCTAAGATAAAGACCGTGTTTGACTGGAACAGACACGACAACATATTTAAGTCTAAGTACATAGACTACATCGAGCGTGAGTATAGCAGACGTGAGAATGGTCACTGGTTCATGAACAACGGCGTGCCTGCCTATATTACTGGCACTCATTATATGTACATACAGTGGTCAAAGATTGATGTCGGACTACCAGACTTCCGTGAGGCAAACAGAATACTATATATACACTGGGCTGCATGCGTTGCAGACAAGAGATCGTTCGGTCAGTGCTACCTAAAGAACAGACGTTCTGGGTTCTCGTTCATGTCATCGGCAGAGATTGGTGACACGGCAACACTTGCAACTGACTCTAAGTTAGGTATACTATCTAAGTCTGGTCAGGATGCTAAGACAATGTTTACGGACAAGGTCGTACCAATTGTTAATAACTACCCGTTCTTCTTTAGACCTATACAGGATGGTATGACAAATCCTAAGACTGAGCTAGCGTTTAGAGTTCCTGCATCCAAGATAACTAAGAAGAACATGGACAAGGAGCAGACCGAGGATATGGACGGACTAGATACAACGATCGACTGGAAGAATACGGCAGACAACTCTTACGATGGTGAGAAGTTGCTAAGACTTGTTCATGACGAATCGGGCAAATGGTTAGTACCCAACAACATACTAAATAACTGGCGTGTAACAAAGACATGTCTACGTCTAGGTTCTAAGGTTATAGGTAAGTGCATGATGGGTTCAACATCTAACGCACTGTCTAAAGGTGGTGAGAACTATAAGAAGATGTTCAACGACTCTGACGTGAAGACAAGGTCGGCTAATGGTCAGACTAAATCTGGACTGTATAGCTTGTTTATACCGATGGAGTATAACTTCGAGGGTTATATAGACGAGTACGGACACGCTGTAATAGAGGATCCAAAAAAGCCAGTGATGGGTATCGATGGAGAGTTAATCAAGATAGGTGTAATTACCTACTGGAATAACGAGGTATCTGCGATGAAGAACGACTCAGACGCGTTGAATGAATTCTATCGACAGTTTCCTAGAACTACATCACACGCGTTTAGGGACGAGTCTAAGCAGTCTTTATTTAACTTAACAAAGATATACCAGCAGATTGACTACAACGACTCACTAATAAAGGAGAGGATACTAACTAGAGGTAATTTTAGTTGGAAGGGTGGAGTTATAGATAGCGAGGTTATATGGACACCAGAGACTAACGGACGGTTCCTTATAGCGTGGCAACCACCAATAGAGTTAAGAAATAGAAGAGATAAAGATAGGCAAGGGAAACACGTTCCAGGAAACAAGCACCTAGGCGCGTTTGGGTGTGACCCTTACGATATATCTGGGGTAGTAGGTGGAGGTGGATCTAACGGTGCACTACACGGAAAGACTAAGTTTCATATGGAGCAAGGTGCTCCAGTGAACCAGTTCTTCTTGGAGTACGTGACTAGGACACAGACGGCTGAGATATTCTTTGAGGATGTTCTTATGGCATTAGTATACTACGGTATGCCTTGCCTAATTGAGAATAATAAGACCAGGCTACTATACCACTTAAAGAATAGAGGATATAGGGCATACTCAGTAAATAGACCAGACAAGCACATCTCAAAACTATCAAAGACAGAGCTAGAGCTTGGTGGTGTACCAAACTCATCTGAAGATATGAAACAGGCACACGCATCAGCCATAGGGTCATACAATGAAGAGCACGTAGGTTACGACGCTGAGGGTACATACAGAGACCCAGACGAAATGGGTAACATGTACTTTACCAAGACGTTAGAGGACTGGGCTAGGTTTGATATAAATAATCGTACAAAGCATGATGCATCGATAAGTTCTGGGCTTGCGATTATGGCTACAAGGGAGTATACCTTTGAGCGACAAATCGAAAAGTCGAAAATTATGTTTAATTTTGCAAGGTATGATAATAAGGGATCAAAAAGTCAATTCAAGATATAATGGATAAACCATCTATAAACATAAAAAACAGCCCTTTTCCAAGTCAGATGGCGTCCGATGCTGAAAAAGCGTCAATGGAGTATGGGCTGTCTGTAGGTAAGGCAATTGAGTCAGAATGGTTTAAACGAACTAGTGGAAACTCTTGTAGATACTATGACCAGGCTTTTGATTTTCATCAGCTTAGGTTGTATGCTCGTGGAGAACAATCCATAAACAAATACAAAGAGGGGATGGCTATTGATGGCGATCTCTCTTACTTGAACTTAGACTGGTCCATCATACCTATCATACCTAAGTTTGTTGATATCGTTGTTAACGGTATGAACGACAGGGTCTATGCTATCAAGGCAGAATCCCAAGACATTTCCTCAGCAGAGAAGAAGAACTTGTTCCAACAGACTGTTGAAGAGGACATGGTCGCTAAGGACTTCTTAATGAAGGCAAAGGAAGGATTTGGTATTGACGCGTTTAACGTGCCGCCAGAGGAGCTTCCAGATACACCTGAAGAACTTTCTCTATACATGCAGCTTAAGTTTAAGCCAAGCGTTGAGATTGCTGAAGAGGTTGCTATCAACACAATATTTGAGATGAATGAATACGCTGACTCTGTTAAGCCAGCTATTGATTACGATATTACTACTATAGGAATTGGTGCTGCTAAGCATACGTTCTTACCAGGTGCTGGTGTAAAGATTGAGTACGTAGACCCAGCTAACTTAGTATATAGCTACACGGAGAAGGCAGACTTCTCAGATATCTACTATGCTGGAGATGTTTCTCAGATTCACTATACCGAGTTAAAGAAGATTGATCCGAACATCACGGACGAAAAATTAGAAGAGATTAGACGCTACGGAAGTGCGTGGTATAATAACTTCACAATCATTAGC